AGCTTTATGGTATCGGCTCCGTTTGTGAGGTTATGGCCCTCAACCAAAAGTTCTTGCTTGAATGAATTGCAAATGGCAGAAGTGATAGCCATGGTCAAAGCTCCTTTATAATGTTGGCCATGTCCTCATGTCCTTGAGAAGCGAGTAACCCTCGGATCGTCACCCGGTCAGAGGCAATAGCGTTTTTCACACCCAACAATATTAAAGTATAAACATGGTTTCTGAAAGCTTCTGCTTGCTGTCTGATGTGGGGGTCTGCTTGCTCTGATATGCCCACTATTTTCTTTGTGATTTGTGTCGCCCAGAACTCTGCGTCGTGTCCACGGTTCTCAGTGGTAGAAACCATCACCTGGCCTAATTCAAAACCTATCTTATCTTCTATCATGACTACCCCTTGTAAGGCTCTGGCGCAGACGGCATTTCGACGGTTTCTAACTTATGTTTTTTAACCATCTTAGCCAGTTCTGATCTATTACAAACCATCCATTCATCTGCCGGTGTGGGCATCGCTACTTTCGGATCATCCAATCTATGATAACCATAGAGTCTTTCCTCTAACGGTACGTTTTGATCAAGCAACGATGATCGAGGGCTTACGCCGACCGTGATACCAGCGTTGATACACTTACAGATCCAAAACTCCAGACAGGCCCTACCCGCTTCCGCAAAGTGCAGATTGTGTTTGTACGAGAAGTCCATGCCAAACATATCGATTTGATTGACCTCGTTCCACAAAGCGAAAGCTATCGCGTATGCGGTCGTGTTGTTCATATACGCACAACGCTGGCTTTCGATCACCTCTTCTAACGGGTACTCAACCAAAGCAGGAACTCGCTCATCAAGCTCACAAGTGTAGATTGGTTTCTTATAAGTAGGCAGAACCCGACGCATAACATCGGTTTGGTTGCCAGCATCGTCCGTATCTAAGAACCGGCTGACCGGATCCATCATGAATACACGATCTACATCAAAAACCGACAAAGCAGAGTTGATACCCCACACTTCGTCCCACGTTTTGCTGTTTTCTACGCCGATGACGTAATCTATCTGGCTTGCACCAAGACCGATTATCGCTACGTTTTGCCCTTTGAGACTTTCAATTTTTTCCACTAACTCACCCCAGATCGTAATAAGTCATACCGGAACTCATCTCGTGTGTTCCGACCCTCTGACAGATTCTTCATTCGGGCTATACCCTCCTTGAATCTGTTTTCAAAGGTTCCTATTACGTCTGCGGGTTCTTTCAGAAAAATTGCAGCTTCGACCAGCGTTCCATACAGCAACGGATCAGGATGATCTGTGCTGAGTATGGTTGTCCCGCTTTCAGCTCCAGCCGTAAGCGAGTTTGGTTTGTGAAGATAATGCAGCTCTATCGAATAACCTGAGTCTGGTATCGGCGCAAGCTCAAAAGCGGTATCGTCAAACAAACTGTAATATCTGGGTCTACCTGTCACCGTCGTCGTCGGAGAAAACTCCTTAATAAACGATGGGTGCTTGAAATCCAGATAGTAGTATCTGCTTGAGTCGATAACCGCTAATGAGAAAGGCGCAAAAAAATCACTTGGCGTTGCCAAGAACCGATTGCTAGTTGTTACGTTCCCGGTCACGTTTTTTCTTTGCTCCGGCAACTGCACCATCTTGAATATACGGTTCTCACTCTCTTGAATGAAAGTGTTGATATTGTTATTGAAAGTGGTTTCGTCCACCTCCAGATAATCTTTTACTGCGCTTTTTAGCGTTGCGAATGTAAAACTCATGTAATAGTCACCGTAAGAGTGCCAACACTAACGGAAAGTCCAAAAGTTTGCAAAGTTGTGCCTAGTTTTGCACTCCCATCGCTTGCGTAGACGCTGAAAAAGTTACCGTCGTTACCATCGGCGGCTGGGTCAATTCTTGGGTTGCGTAACGCCTGGGGGTCTTTGGGAGCTGGTTTAGGATCAAGCTGAGGATGCTTAGGGCTCCACTGATCTGGTCCAACCAGCAAACCATCCCAAGTCTTTTTCATATCTCTGAGCCGATATCTGAAACCAGTGATATCGCAGATACCGTAAGCGTTTTTGTTACTGGCGAAGGGCATTACGGTGTGTAATAGTTTCGCACATCAGGAGAGATCCTAAACGATGCTCTCTCCTCATCTTGGCTTAGTGCGCGAGTAAACTCTTCTTCATACAAAGCTTTCAAACCTTGCACTCGCTCCGGCGCTCTTTTCAGAGCCATGTAATAAGCCAAACCAGCCGTTAGGCATGGAAAGAAACGAAAGGGAATCTCCATGGTGTTTGCACCAACATCAGCGTCATCCATTCTGCTCAACACATTAAGATGTAAGACATAGGTGCTGTTTTTGTCTGGAGTCGGCCATACCGAAACCGTGGGCGATAGCTGCTTATCTACAAAATACTGGTTTGGTTTGCCAGTGGAGGTTTTTGTAGTGATGTTTGCATACTCAGCGCGGGATAGCCGGGTCATAGGTATATCTGTCGTCGTGCCTTGTATGGTTTCACGAATAAACACATCCAACACATCAATCGTGGCAGTAGGGTTGGTCGAATCTATAGTATAACTACTCGTATCTTTGACCATGCTGATCGTCTTTTCGTTGACGGTCCATTGGTTCAAACCTCGATTTGCCCACTCAGCCAGCATCAAGTTCAATGATCGCGTGGCACTTTTGAGATCGTAACCAGTGCGAAGCTCTAACCCGCAACGCTCAAACGCCTCTTCGATGTATATCGCTACATCTGGTTCAAATGTTTTTGTGCCACTCGTTGCCATTACTTCTTCTTCTTCCTGCCTCTTTTCGGCTTCTCATCCTCTGCATACAAATTGTTAAAGATCTGTTGCGTATCTAAGGTGTAGTCTAAATCGCTTTTTGAGTAATGGATATATTGAGATGGTCTGAAATCGGGCGCACCTTCGCCTGTTTCAAACCATGCCGGGTGTGTTACTCGGACGCGATTATTAGGAAGAGCAACAATATTGCCGGTCCAAGACCCAGCATCAAGCAACTCCAGAACGTGACTTTGTTTATGCTGCGCCGGATCATCCGCTATCTCGTTCTCCGCATAATCCACCGTAAATAAGTAACGTGCAGGATAAAGCTCTCCGTCAATTTTCGCCAACCATGGGCAAGGGGTTGCGCGATCCAGCACATAAACAGCATGATTATAAGAAGAGCAATCCCAAGGTTGTGCAGACCAGACCGGCATTGTCTCAGGCCAGTCTTCAAGAGGCGTGTCAGCCACGAGCGCAGTGATTGGCATTCTTGCCCACATCGCCCCACCAGTGACGTTAGGTTCGTTATCGTCATCATACGTTTCTGCTCCAGTGAAGATCACTTGAAAAGATAAACACCTGGTCGGCATAGTGGTTACAGCGATAGCCATCGCGTGTAGGAACTCGCCATGGTACTTTTGATGGTTGTGCGTATACTCCTTCCTCACCCAACACTTAAAATGAGGAATATTGGATTGTAAATACGGCACTACATCTATCGACCGTATAAACCACTATTCCTGTTTGAAGGTGGACGACCTTTCAAAGCACCGCCAGCAGCATACCCTTTAGTCTTCATCTTACCGCCTTTAGCCATACCCTTAGCTTTCATCTTCCCGCCTTTGGCCATGCCTTTGGCTTTCATTGAACCGCCTTTCATCATGCCCTTAGCTTTCATAGAACCGCCCTTTTTCATCCCCTTGGATTTCATAGAGCCACCCTTCATCATTCCTTTGGCCTTCATCGCGCCACCCTTCATCATCCCTTTGGATTTTTTTCGTCCCGGCATCGTTATCTCCTAGCTTCGTGGAACCCTGGTCATTTTTTGCTTGCTGGGCATCACTGCCCCACAACCCCGTGATTGAATCATAACAGCGCCACCTTGCGCGGCAAACGTCTTTACGTTAGTCGGTTTACCGCCAACGCCTTGTTTCTTTGCTCTTTTTCTCGTGACAGCCGACTTGATCTCAGCCTTGCTCATACGAGCAGCGGTAGCTGCTGGAACACATTTTGGGTATTTTCTTTTGCGATCCTTTTCTAGCTTTGATCTGCCACATTTTGCAAATCCACCACCTTTTTTGGGTGCGCCGATATCAACCCAGTCCTGCTTGAACCATTTTGTTAGGCCACCTTTAGGCTTTGCCATGCTGCCTCCTGATAGCATCTTTGCCTTTCTTGAACACGTTAGCTATCCCTGTTTTGCCCATCACTTTCGCTCTTTGTTCAGCGACCGTTAGAATCTGTATTTTTCGGGCAAACGGTTTATCAATCCTTTTTACTTTTCTAACCGTCGCGTCTGCATCTTTCATCGTAGCGAACTTTATGCCAACGGTGTCTTTCGGATTCTCATCAGTATATAGCCGTCGGCCAGACCCTTTTGGTTTCTTTCCTGTTCCAACCTTTGGATCCGGTTTCTTTTTCATTAGCTACGAGGAACTCGTGTTTGTTTCTGCTTACCTGGCATAATAGCGCCACAACCTCTTGATTGAACCAGAACGCTACCGCCTTGGCTCATTTTTTTAGCCATGCTTTTAGCTATGGCAGTGCCTCGCGCTCTTTCGTACTTCGATATCTTTCCGTCTTTATCCAAGTCGCTTTTCTTAGCGTCGAAAGCCACCTCGCCACCCTCTGCTTTCTTTTTGCCTTTGTACTTGCCCCCCATTTTCTTATAGACAGAAACCATATAAGAATTTGCGTAAGCACTAGGGTACACATCGAACTTAGCTTTCGCTTTTGCTTTTGCTTTTCTGTAGAGGCTTGGATTAGCTACGTTGTCTGGGATGTTGTCTTTTTTTGCAGGACCACCTTTTTTCAACTTAATAGACTCCAAAGTTTTCGCTTGTTTAGCGTGTGTGTTGCTAGCTTTTTTTAGAGCTTTTGCGACTTTTTGAATTTTTTCTTTTGGCATTATCTTATTGAAACCCTTCCTAATGGCATATTTTTAAACACTCGCGGTGGAGCTATGCCAGCTTGTTGTTGAGCGGTCTGTGTTGGCGCTTGAATCGCTACATTCGTAACTGGATCAGGAGGGACTATGCCCACCGGATCCGCTGGTCTTGCGACTCCGGTGATTGGTGTCTGACCTGTCAGATTCCTGTCTGCAATGTAGTTTTGGAACTCTTCAGCGCCTTCCGTTGTTGGGCGTGTGCTGTATCCACCACCCTGTCCGTATGGGTCCATACCACCAGCTCCCGGTCCTACTGAAACCGTTGGAGCTTGTACGTTAGTGGTTGGTTGCGGTAAACCAGCTAAGACCTCTTGTGTGATCTGTTGCCTTAGCGCATCCACATCGATCTGTTCTGGTATGGAGCCTTGGATTTGCTGCAACTGCTGTTGAATCGGATCTATTGCAGTGGTGATTGCTGCCTGTCGCTCTTGTTTTATGTTGGCTGGATCAAGCTGTGCTTGTTGCAAAGCTTGAATCTGCTCTTGCAGACCACCTCTTTGTTCTGACCCAGTTTGAACTGCTGTCTGCAAGTTTTGTAAATCTTGTAAGGATGCTCTGTCTTGTAAAGCACTAGCAAGATCCTCTTGTGTGATACCTCGCTCCTCTAACGCTGCGATCTGACTTGCTAACTGAGCTCTTTCCTCAGATGCAGAAGCTACAAAGTTATCGGATTGCTCTGCTATTTCGTTGATTCGATTCTGTATCTCATCAACAGGTAGAGTTTGTACTTGCTCCTTTAGTGTCCCTATCTGAGCTTCAAGGTTATTGACGATCTGTTCTCTTTCGCCACGAAGGGTTTCAGTCGTCTGAGCTGCCTCTTGACCAACTGAATCTGATACACCCTTCAATTCGTCTGTGAGAGAGTCAATCCTTCCTTGGACCAAATCTACAGCGCCCTTTTGACTCTCTCTTAATTCGGATGATAGTTTTGCCTGTTCGTCTTGGATGGTTTTTGAGATACCACCCAGATCTTGTGTTAGCGATCCGATCCGGGTTTGTAGATCACCGATCACTGTGCTTTGATCTGCTACCTCTGCTGAGGCTGCTTCTCTAGCTTCCGCAATCCTATCCTCTAATGATTTCGTTAGCTCTGATCGTTGAGCTGCTGCTGCGTCTGCGACACTAGCGGTTTCTTGAGCTAGTTCAGATCTTAGATCGCTGATTGCTTTGACTCTTGCTTCCTCTTGCGCTTTTTCCGCTTCTCTTTGTTGTTCAAAGATGTCGGTGAACCGTTGCTTAATATCTCCCTCAGAAAAATCCGGCCTATCTAACCTTGTTAAACCAGTGGTCACACTCGGCGTTCTAATAGGGCCTCGATCAAAAACAGGCTGATCCAAAAGATAGCTTTGCAGATCTGCATACGGACTTCGCGCTGTTCCGTACTCTGCTGCCGCCCGATCAAGATCTGTTGTAGTTCGGGTGGGCAGTCGCTCAAAAAAACCGCCTCCGGGCAGAATCGTTGGTGCTTCGATTGGTCTTCTTTCTGCCATTTGGATTACCAGTTTTTACACGACCAGTACGAAGCAGCGAAAACATCTTTCTTCTTTTCTACCGCATCGCAGTTGTGCCTCGCGCGAAAGTTGCGTCTTCGCTCTGGGTTGTCTCGCTTGATCTCCATATTAGGATCTCCGTATCGCACGATCTTTACCTGATCGCCCTTCTTAGCAAGCACCTTGAACTTTTTGTTTTCGCCACTGGTTCGCACTTGTTTGTTGTAACCGGGGAAAGACTCACCTCTATAGATGAGTCTTCCCGACTTGGTTCTTTTCACATCCTTGGTGTCAGCCATTAATCATACCGTTTCAAAAGTTCCAATATGATCATGTAGGTATCACCGCTACTGTGACCTGTTGTGCTAAATAAGATGTCTCCGGTTTTACCAGAACCCGCATTGTTAGGTATGGCAGAAAACGAGTCGTAATACTCATCTCCTGTCGAATCTGCTGGCAAACCGATTGCCAAAACATTCGTTGACGCATCAAAATCTAATTTGACCGACATACCAACTGTTGCCCAATAGATCCTCTGTATGTGGACCTCTGTGCAACTTTGACCTCTTGCGTTCTTGGCAAGCGCTGACACATCTACTTTCACAACATTACTTTCGCCGGTTCCATCGGATACGTTTGTAAACCTTAGAACGGCGTTGCGTTCACCATCTTGGATGGTTTGTGTTGCAACCGCATCAGCCATACGTCACCCCCTAAAGTTCTGTATTGGCGGTTCGCTCTTTCATTGCCGTGACGTAATCTACCGTCAGCACTTTAGCAGCAGCCGCGCCGTTTTGGATTCCAAAGCTGACAGTCAGTTCCTCATCATCAGGTGCATTTGTTGAAACCACGGTTCCGACCTCTGCGTTGTTTTGATAAACGTGGAAGGTTTGATCTCGTGGATCGAAAACAAAACCAACAGTCATGAAGGTGTCGTCGGCCATAGCTGCTGGAAGATCCAGTGTGCTTTGGGTGCCATCTTTCTCTACGATGAATTGCAGAGTCGTGCTGCCATCAGTTAACAAAAAGAATATGCCGTCGCTTACGTCAAGCGGTGAGGTGTCTGTAATTTGCAGACCCATTACTACATCGCTTGCATCCGCATCAGAAGTTTTGAATCTAGCGTTGAAAGCCAGTTGCTTTCCAGACTCAAACTTGAATCCCTCTTTTACGAGTTGAAGGAAATCATTATCGTTGTCGGCATCGTCATTAGTGATAACCAACAGACCGCCGTCACCATCACCTAGAGCTTCTGACGCATTGCCAGATCCACCCTCAGTTGTGGTGATCGTCCAATCCGATGCCAGATAGGTATCAAAGTCATTGTGATATGTGTGGTATTTTGCGGGAGATGGCATCTTGAGTTTGCCAAGAGTGCTTGTACCCGCGACGTTAGTAACGCCCGAAGTAAAGTGTGTCGTCATAACAGCTCTCCTTTAGAACCAGTGATCAGACCATCCGATCACCATTTGACTTTTTCAGTTTAGCTTATGACTAGGCACAAAAAAAGAGGGCCGGAGCCCTCTTTCTCTTTGCTTGGGTCTACGCCCCTTGGGAACCGAAAATTCCTCTTGGGTCAGAAAAACCAAACGAGTAACGCTCTCTCGCTTTATAACGAATGTTACCAGTGCTGAAGTCAGGCTCCATGCTGGTTTCCATAGGCGTTCTCTGGAACATCTTCAGACCTTCGCCAGCTTCAGTGACAGTTGTCAGTATGAAGTAAGCATCTGGGTCATTCAGATAATGGTTGACCGTGTAACCGCCAGGAAGAACACCAGTGTTCTTGATAGCGTTGAGGTCGTTATCTGCCGTTCCTGATCTTGCTGGTGAATTTAAGATTCGGTCAGCGACAAAAACCAGTTGTGGCGGCACAACGAGTTTTGTAGCTCTGACTGAAATCGTCAATCCACGATCATCAGTGAAAGTGCTGATGTCAATGAGGTTGTCTTCTAACGAAGTCTCATTGAGGTCTGCCATGGTTGTAGCTCTGTTGGCCAACGTACCACCACCCGCTAGAGGGTGAGCAGTATTAATCAAAGATACGCCATCGCCACCAGTGAAAGAGCTTGAGAAAGCGTTGTTTAAAACATCCGCTCCCTTTACTTCTTTCGTGTGAGCCATGGATCGCGCCAAAGCACGAACATATCTCTTACCCAACGAGTCATAAAGATTATCTTCTTGCGCTTCTTCCGTTAACGCAAAAGCCAACGAAATCGTGTCATGCGTATATCGAGCAGTGAAACCTTCACTAGCCTGATCAAATGATACGCCTTGACCTTCGGTTTTCGTTGGTGCAGCTCCGAAGCCAGTGATTAGAACTTCTTCTTCAAAAGCTCTTTGACTGTCTTCCATCGCATAGATTTCTTCGTACTCACGATCATATTGATCATACGATTGACCAAAGAGTGCATTAAGCCCCGGCTCAAGCTCTTTGGCTAATTGTGCTCTTGAAATAGCCATTATTCAGCCTCCTATTAAGCTAGGCCAGCGCCCTTCACTCCCATAATGTGGTTTTGTATAACCACCATTACGTTTGTGTTGGCACTCGCAACGTCGTCGTTATCGGGATCCTGACTGATGTCTATAGCCTTAAGAGGTAACGTCGTGGTGGTAGCACCCGTAGTTACGTCCAATTCCATATTACTTCTGCCAGAAGCGGTGTCACCTGTTGTTGATTGGTCTACGATATCGAAATTACCGAACAGATCAGCTACAGGGAAGGTATCGTCAGCTTGGATCTCAAACACTACATTAGGATCATCAATGATGAATGCAATGATATCACTCGCTACTATCGAACCTGGATAATGGTTTTTGAAAACCACCTCTTTTGATGTCGGGTCGGTGTACTGAACTCCGTTAAAAACTCCTACTACCGGAACGGTACTAGAGGCTGCTGCACGAGAAACCGTACCACCAGTGAGTTGCTTCACCAAGTCTCCCTGGAAAATAGCACCACTCTGGTTACTTGCGATACGGTAACGGCTTTGGCCACCAGAATAAGGAGCGCCCCCCATCATACGAGCTGGGATCAAACCAAATGCGGCATCTTTATTTGCCATAATTAGTCCTCTCTATTTTTTGCCAAATGTTACACGGGTGTCGCGTTGAGGATCATACTTTACATATCGACCGTCGTTCTTCATTTCATTGAACATGGTATTGTCCAAAGCGTTCTGAGCGTCACGGTTTTTCTGTTCGTAGTAATCGTTTCTTTGTTCAACGATTTCTTCGGGTATCTCCGCAAGCAACAATCCGTCACTATAAACGACCCCGGCGTGTTTACCCGACTCTAAAGTTGGGAAGTCCCAGCCATCAGGCAAATCTTCTGGCTTCTTCAATTCCCAACCCTCACGGATTCGGGAAGCCACATTAGATCTATCTTCTTGGCCTAGCATTGACTCTCTAATCCAGCGCTGAACATAACCGTCCCTTGCTGGTGGAGCGTCTAGCTTTCGCCTTGGTCGCCATTCTTGTCGCCTAGCTTTTTTATCGTGGGTTTGGCTTTCACGGCTGGCGCGAAGTTCTTGTTGTTTCTGACTCATGATGCCTCTCTTGCTTGTATTTTTTGCTTTTCCTTGGCTACCATTTGTAACCATTTTTCATCCGACATATTGTGCGGCTTCAAGCCTTTCAGCCTCTCAAGTTCAGATTCTCTAAACTTAACGCCTTTCTCAGTACCTTGTGTTTTTTGCCGACCTCCAGAGGAGGAACTAGCGACTCTTTGCACAGGGGGTCGCGTCGTTTTTTGTTCGACTGCTGGTTCTGAAGACTCTTCAGAAACCAGATTAGGATAAACTCTTTTCACCCGTGTATCTAGTTCACTGTAGTAGTCTTCGGAATCTGGTTCATAACCTTCGTTAATCAGATTGTAATGTGTGAAGTACGCATATTGTGTAGCCTCCACATTCTCGTTCTTGCTCTGATCGCCATACCAAGAGTTTTTACTATGCCACTGTAGGGCCTCTTGGCTTGGTTGGACTTCTTGCTCAACCTGTTGTTGGGCAGCTTGGTGGTATTGTTGTTGAGCAACTGGTTGTGGTTCTACCGGCTGGCGGTTTTTTGCGGTTCTAAGTTTTTCTTTCTTGATCGCGATATCATTTTTGAGAGTATCTGCTTTTGACATCAAATCAGGATCAGAGCTTTGAACCGCTTTGCGGTAAATGTCATCGACTTGCGCTTCTTGCGTCTTGAGCTTTTCTTCCTCAGCGTCTAAAGCAGACTGAGCTGACTGTGCGTACATTTCTCTGTATTTTTGTAACTCTGCATCTTTCTGCTGAGTCAACATCTCAAAATGTCTTGCTCGATCCTCTGCTTGCCGGGTTTTTTGGTTGAGCTTATTGATCCTTTTGGAAACGCCTTTGGTGTATCTTTCTAACTCATCATCACCGCTTTCTGGCTGGATCTCTTCTGACGAATCAACCTCTATCGCGATCTCCTCTTCTTGGATGTTTTCTGCGTTCTCGATCATTATAGATACGTCCTTATGTCAGTTGGTTCTAAGATAGTGGCGTTTACTTCGTCATCGTTAATTATTCTCACTTCTTCGCCATCTTCCAATTTGAACCTGGAACCAGCGTAACGACCGATCAACACCCAATCTCCGACTTTGCACCATGGCTCTGGGCCATATTTATCTGGGTCGTTATAACAAAGGGGGCCTTGCTTAATTACTGCACAAACAACCGTCGCAAGTGATTCTCTATCTACGGTTTGTGCTGTAAGCGCGATACCGCCCTTGGATTTTTTTTCTGCCATGAAAGGAATGACTAACATTCTCCAACCAGTGGGTTCTGGCAATCTCTCTAAGACGGATTCGGGCAACTTGGTAGGATCAAAGACTCTTTCTTCTGGATCTACAAAAGCATCTTTAAGACTCATCGTACTCATTTATTATCCTTGAAATAATTTGCGATTTCGAGTTCGACTAAGTTTAGCGCGTGTATTTGTCCTTGCAAGTTTCTATAATGTTCTACATCTTTGAGCAAACCATCCATCATGGTGTCAGAGATGTTCTTTTTCTCCGTAGCGACCAACCTTTTTATGCGGTCGGCTAGATCAATATCATCCATTACTCAACGTCGTACCAATCTAATCCTTTTGTAGCTGCACCACCGCCACGAACCGTTTTCTTGACTCGCTTAACGATACCACCATCTTTCATGCCCTTAGCAGTCTTGATAGCTATTGCGACGGCTTGCTTTTGTGGTCGCCCTTCTTTCTTGAGCATCTTGATATTATCGCTGACGGCTTTCTGACTTTTACCTTTTTTTAACGGCATTTTTTACCTCTAAGTTATGAACTCTTCTTCGGTCGGCCTCGCTTTTTAGGCGCTGCTTTCTTTGCTGCTTTTGGTTTCTCTTCAACCTCTGGCTCTGGTTCCGGCTCTGGCTCTGGCTCTGGCTCTGGCTCCGAAACCACTGGCGGTTCTTCGCCAGCTATCCTTGCTTGTTTGGCAGCGATCCTTGCATCACTGGCAGCTTTTCTTTCCTCCTCTGCTTGTTCTGCTGCTTCGGTCTGCTGTCTTTCTTTCTCTCGTTCTGACCGTTTGAAACGCCTCAGCGCTTCTATAGCTGCATCTTTGAAACTCACACCCATCATCTACCTCCAGATCGTTGCTGAATCTCCATAAGTTTGAGATCAGCATTTTGTTGTAGTCTCTGTAAAGCCAGATCGAGCTTGTCATCCGCTATTGCTTTTGAGTTGTCGATCCGCTGTTTCGATAATTCTGCTTCCAGCAGTTTCTCTCTTGACCTGGCTTGTTGCTTGCTTTCAAAGTTTGCTTGATCCAGGTCAATCTCTTTATCACGCAATTCTAGCTCTTTCTGGCGAATCTGTACTAACGGATCTTCTTCGTCGCCCTGACCTATGCTTTGCAATAACTCTGAAGTCAGTTGAGCAAGTATGGGTGCTGAAAACTGTTCTAGCGTCATCTGCATATCTTGGTTCATCATCTGCGCTTGCTCTGGGTCTATCTGACCTTGCTCCGCTGCGATATTTATTTGCTCCATTTGCTGAGTAAGCTCTGGCGGTATTTGCTCTTGAGCCAGCTCTGCCGCAAGGAACTGTAAATGCTGCATGATGTGGGCAAGTATGTTTCCTTGCAAAGCGGGATTGGTTTTCACCACTTCTGTCATAAACAAAGCACGATGAGCCTCGATATGAGATCTATGGTTTTGTGGAGCAAAAGCGACTTGCGGTTGACCGATTAGCAAACCACTGTTCTCAATCCCAGCGTCAATCGGAGCTGGTGGTGGCGGGTCTTGAGGAGCCTGTATAAGACTCTCAACATCGTCAACCCCAAGAGCTGCATACATACGACGATATGCCTCATATATTCCTTGAGGGCCATGGATATCGGGATTGCTTTGAACCATAGTCAAAAGCTCTTGCGCCATAGTTATCCGCTGGCTCTGACTGAATATGTTGGGATCCGATACTGGTACTACGTCTATTCGCTCATCGAAGTCGGCAACCTTGAAATCCTCTGCACCTGATCCGGTTCTATAGGGATAGACTGGAGGTAAATACTCTGCAAAGATCTGGGCTAAAAGTTTGAACTCTAACTTCTGTGAGTGGTGCAACCTTTTATGGATCGCACTCATAACTTTTGTGCCACGCTCTAACAAAGCAACGGTAGTGCCGACCGGCATCGCTTGGTTCATATCACCAATATTAGTATCTGCTATCGCAGCGAATCGTTTACCGCTTTCTACCAAAGTACCAAGCAAGCTCTGTAGAACTGTAGATGGCTCCTTGATTGGTAACGGAATCAAGTTTTCTTTCAGAGATGCGCCAGTTGTATCTATGTCTCTGAACTCACCAGGCTGTAATGGTTCGTCTTCATCTCTGATCCGCATACCTCTGGCTTTGAAACCAGCAGGGAGGTTTGCTAACGTTCCAGCGTCAATGAGCTGTCTTAACAAACTGGTGCTTGCTTTCGCCAAGCCTCCGATCATGTGAGATAAACCTAAGCCGTAGAATCCTAGACCGGGCAAAAACTTGTATTGGACGAAGTAGTTTATCTTGCGCTTA